TTCGACTCTTTCCGCATTAGCTAATTATTTGACTGGTTGTCCCATTGTTCTTGTATCTTGCAAATTTAATGCTTATTTTTGACTCTTTTCTCTCAGGCTGATACATGTGCTTTTGATTAGCCATAATTGCTAAGCCAGAACTAATAGAGGCATCGTATTTTGTTCTATTACTAATATCAAACTTAGCCCAATCATTTAAAGTTCTGTTAAAGTACATTGAACCCATCTCTGAAGGATCTCTGTACGTAGCCTCCATGTCTAGTCCAACATTTTTTTCAATGTACGTCTCAATAGCTGATGCGTGAGCCTGTCGTACGTCTTCACTTGAGTTAGGTATACCACCAAGCTCTCTCTCAGTTGGTGACAACTTTGAAAGTGGCTTGTCTGGTCTGTTCAAACAGAAGTGTCTGTAACCTCTGTTCTTCATGTGGTACAGCAGTCTTGGCTTGTTATTTTCTGCCAATACTGGCATACCGTAAAAGAAGCACGCCATCAATACTTCCTCAAAAAATATCTCTGCCGTCTGAGGACGTGCAACATACTCTAGAAAGAACTCATTACTTGGAGCGTCTTCCATGTTGAACTTAGTCAAACCATGCAATGCTCCGTTAGATCCAAATCCATCTACAGTCCCAGATATATCGTAGGAGTCACAGCCGAACGCACCTATGTGCTCGTTCATTGGGTAGAACAAATCGCCCCTCCTGTCAACCCTATTCTGCAAACCACGTGGAGGAACCCATGATATGTTGAACCTCCCTCTTGGATCTGGAGTCCACACAACCTCGCTGTCCTTCTTACCGTCTCTCCAGCTAAAGAATCCTCTAGTGGTAAAGCTTCCAGCAATCAAACTGTCATTAAAGTCAATCTGAGTATAGATCTTGGTAAGGTTAAATATCGATTGCTTACTCTCATCTCTGAACGCGTGAGACTCTGTTCTAGGATACTGACGATAGAACTCGTTAAGGGCATCAGGATCACTTTTAAGAGACTTTACTTCATTCTCCCAATAGTCTATAGCCCCAAGGTTTATAACCTCACCATCGACCCCTATTACAGGCTTCTCAGGCTTTCTAAATACTGGCATGCCGTACTTATCTATAAAGCCTTCCATGTTCCACTCCATAGGAATAAATAGGGCATAAAGACCACTCTTAGTCTGATCGTTCTCTGATCTCTTGTTTGGTCTTGAGTCTTCGTACAACTTCTTGAAGTTCTCACCACCCTTGTCAAGTGCGTTGGATGTAGACCCCATCATACACTTTCCAATAATCTTTCTACCTAGACGCAAACATGTTTTTGTTACACGCCAGTTGTTCAGAATATTATTTGGTTGTGACCACTTTCCACTTTCGTCATGCACCAACAGTTGTAGCTTCTCGCCATCGTAGCTGTTGTCTGCGGTGTTCTTCCAGTCAATAGTAGTGTTAAGACCTTCCTCTGGCTCCTCCTCATCGTGCATAGTCTTAAAGTTCTTTGCAGTGATCTTAGAGGATGGTATTCTAAATGCCAGTTCAGTCCTTGGATTATCCATACCGTCCTGAATAGGCTTGAAAAAAAACGGATAATTCCTAAACGTAGGTACAACCTTATCGGTAAACATTGTCTTCGCATCTGGACCAGTTTTGGATAGGATACCTATACGACCGTTGTGAATGTTTGTGCCGATGTTAACAATCTCACCGTCTGCCATGTAAGAGAAACCAGAACGTCTGATCTTTAAGTATACCATGCCAAACGATCGTGGGTCAGCCTTACAAGCCTCCCAGTAAATGTAAAGGATTCTGTTAGCCTCTCTAAAGTCTGGGAAACCAACGTCAATGCTAGACCACTGCAAGTACATGTAATGGCCACCAGTGATGTATGTTGAGATCCCGTTATTCTTAAACCAGAAACCATTATCTCTCCTGTCGAACTCTGTGTCAATATAATCCACCCAGTTGTTTCTAAACTGGAGCGGCATCTTATTCCACTGGAAGATTGACTTTATCTTAGAAAGAGCTGATGGAAACTCAGATCTAGCCCAGTACTGATCTTCTTTCTTTGCAGACCTGCTGTAAACTTTCTTAGGCTCCTCTGGTAATGCTACTTTTAATCCGTTGATCTGATATATTTCACCAATGGTACCGTCCTTAGATATAACCACAAGGTCATACTCAGAATTATACCCATACTGGTATATCTTTTTGGTATTACCCTTAATTCTATCCTTCTCGGGTATAACATCAATAATAGTGTACAGGGACTTACCCGTGTCTCTTTGCTCTTCGTTCAGCAAATCCACCTTTTCCAGTTTCATCTACGTCTGTTTTATTTAGCAGTTCTTCCTCTGCCTCAACACGATCAAGTATCTCAAACGCATCAAATATTGCCAGCTTCTTAGTAGCAGCAGCGTTCTTTAGCTTGTCAGCAGAAAGGTCTTCTTCTCCTCCAGAGATGATTCTCTCCTCTGCAACTTCTATCAAGTGCATCACAGCCTTTCGGCCAGCACTGATAATCTTTCTCTTTGTTTCATTTAACTCCATTCAGTTCTATGCAAACATTTTTAGAATACATTCTGTAGAGTGTAACTCCATCTATCTCAAACTCATACTCGCTCTCTGGAGTAAAGGCAACCTTGTCACCGCTCTTCAATCCCTTGTCAATAAGATCTTGGTTAGGGTATATAAGAGTTCCCCTCAAGTACTCCTCGTTTCCAATTTTTGAAAGAATGTAGTTATCCATTCTTTTCTCTGGCATAACAAAGCAATATCGTGAGTGAGCTTTCCAGTCACCGTCTCTCTTATAAAGATAAAACTGATCATCATCAATCAAGAAGATGCTGTCAAATAGATGTGACCTACCGCTACGCTCATTACCATGAACATCGTTGTAGTACTTAAATACGTTGTGGTGAACAATCACAATATCTCCTGGCATAACATCTCCAGTATATCCAATAGGTGTAGCCAAAACCTTAGCGTGCCTATTAGATGCCTTGTGATCTTCCTTTGAAGAGCTAGTTATAAAGTCTATACCACCAATGCTCTTCACGTTATCGTACCTAGAACCACCTACTGGCTCTACAATAAAGTGAAATGGTGATCTCATTCAAAATCCAAATTAAACTCTAAAGTTGCTGGCATGTTTTCGTTAAAGGTCTTCCATAGGTAAATTTCGCCTGATCCATCTTCACCTTGAATGACAAATATCTCAATGCGTCTATTCACCTCTCTGATGAGATGTATTTTGTACATGTCATTAAATACAGATTGACCTACAACGTAGTGCATAGAACTACCCTTGTAGTCTGCACCGATAGATACTTTACGAATTACCATTGGTTACCTCACCTGTCTTAAGGTCGATGACTGCGTCCTCTCCGAACTCAGCCTTGATAGCTTCCTCTTCTTCAGCAATCTTTTCAGATACCTTTGAGAGTTGAATGAAAAGACCCTGCTTCTCAATTTCGATCTCAGCAATTCTCAACTTAGCTGTTGCGTAAGCTACTCGTAGACTGTGGATCTTCTCTAGTTGTGTTTTTTCGATTTGTGCCATTTGATTATAATTAAATACAAATATGAGTTTTTTTATCTAATATCGCAAATTAAAACAATTTTTTGCTAATTCCAATCTGATGAGATCGACTAAATGGTTGGTACTGGTAACTGAATAAATACTTGTTGTCTAAGTACGAAACCGATGCGCTTGGTTCAAGTAAAGAGTTAACTGCCGCACCAACATAAATACCTTTTGGTTTTTTAACAATTGTCTCTGTTCTTGTTTCAGTAATTGTGTTTGTAACAACTGGTATCTTATAATCGTTAGTAGCCGTCATTTTAAGCACTTCTCCCAAGACTTCTCCACTAACCTTAGTACTTCCATACTCAAATGGGAATGTAGTCTCAAACGAGCTAATAGTGGGCTTATAATCAACCAATACTGTGTCCCTTAAAACTTGCGTTTTTATTTCTTTTTTAGGGATGTAAACAGTGTCAACAATCTCAGTATAAACTGTGTCAGTCTTAACTTCAGTTACAACCTCAAAAGTACTCTCCTGTTCTTCGCGAGGATAAATTATAATAGTAACAACAGCCCCAAAAAGAAACCAAGCCAATACCTCTAGAATATTTTTGTTCATATTAAGCTTGTTGTAGAAGTGAGTAGTATAGTTTAAACTTAGCAATTCGATCTGCTAGTCCATGCGTGCCTCCATTTACTCTTTTGGTAACCGCAGTTACGGTATCATCACCTGAACCTTTAGAACAAATATCCCAAAGTTTATTTTTATCAAAGAACCAAATTGCTGAGTCCATTGGATATTTTGTGGCTACCAGATCTGGATTTGCAACACAGTCCTCTTTAATGAAGTCAGAAAAAGCCTTGTAGTTACTCTTACCTGTCAACTGGATGTAACCTCTTCCTCTAAACTTAAAGCCATCCTTTGAAGCCTCATCCCCGTTACCCATTCTATTGGCGTACACTCTTGATCCAATCGCCTCATTATTTCTTGCGTACTTCATAGCTATAATATTATCCGCAAAGTACTTAGGGAATACCTTTCTAAGACCTTCAGCAGAATAATTTAGATTCTCAGTAACAAACTGGAAGTTACCAGACTCATGAGCTATCTGTGCCAGAAAGTGAGCAAGGTTCAAAGGATTTTTAATGTCGTATTTTTCGACAACTTGTAGCATGTAAGAAGATGCCGACTTTGGCAATTTTGTTGCTAGATTTGCTGTGTTCATTTTTTTTCAGTTGCGTATTTAACTCCCATAATTGTTCCTACTATCGAAAAGGCATTTGTTAACAATATTCCAAACATGTTAGACCAAGTAGATCCAATAATTTGAGTGTCTTTGCTTGTGTATATCGCAATAGCGTATAAACCTGTTGTAATTACACCTACACCCATAATTACTATCAATGCCACTTTAACCACCGTACTAATCAACTCTGACTGGCTTCTTTTAATCAAAACATCCAAGTCGTTTAATGCAGCATTTTTTTCTATCTCAATAGAGTTTTTTAATTTTTCAGATTTCTCTAATTCTTGTTCAAGATTTGCTTTTAATAGTTCAATTTCTTTTTGGTGCTTTACAGTCTGAGTAATATCAGAAGCAATCTTCATTATCTTATACACCTTGCCAGTATCATCAATAATAGGGTTATACGTGGCTTGCAAGAATATAGTGCTTCCATCTCTCTTCACCCTTTCAAATTCACCAGAGTAAAACTCACCCTTTCCTAGTGTGTCCCAAAACTTTCTGTACTCTTCAGAGTCTGCGTAACTAGGCTTAACAAATATACTGTGGTGTCTTCCGATAATCTTTGAAGACTGACCTGCTTTATACCCTACCGCTTCTAAAAAAATATCATTTACTCTTAGTATGTTGCCATCTAAATCAAAGTCAATAATCGCATTACTTCGATTAATTGCTTCTAATTTGCTGATCAACTCTTCTTTACTCAACGTCCGCATTATTATTTGTAGGCTTCTTAAATATCTTTTCAGCTGCGCTAATTCCAAGTGCAGCAGCAGACAAAGCAGCTACCGAGTAAACTAACGCCTCAGAAGGTTCATTAACTGCATCGTGGTTAGCGTAAAGCGTGTAGCAAAGAGCAATAGCACTAAATACACCTACAAATCTTTTGCTTGACGCCTCTCCGTTTTCGGATAGGAATCCTTTTGACCATTCAAAAAACTTTTTCATAAATTACTTCTTAAATATTTTGCGCCAGATATTTTTAACATCATTTAAAAAAAACTCACTTTTTTTAATTTGCTCCCACAATTTGATTACCAAACCCAGAAACGTCAAAATTAAAATTAGGAATTTAAGGGTTTCATTCATGTTTATTATCGAAGTAACCGCCCCTATAACGCCTAAACCTAATACCTGTTCAAATGGTGGAATATTACTCATTTACGTAATTGTTTTTTTCCCAAAAATAGTCATTTTTTATGTCATAAAAAGAAATCCCACCACAGCTTATGCTGAAGTGGGACTCTCTTACCCTAGTTAATATTGTGGTATTACTTTAGGAATAGGTCAATAAAAGCTGGATATGACTCGCTTGACTTAAAGTCAAATTCATCTACGTTAAAGTAGAAATCTTTAAAGTCAATCTCAGTTTCAAACAACTCAGCTCTTTCAGTGCTATAGTTAACAAACGCCTCACTTTCAAAGAATTCCTTTGTTTGCTCTGGCTCTGTCTCTCCGAAATACTTCTTGAATAGTTCCTTCTCAGACTCAGTAAGCTCCTCAATTTCTTTCTCAATTTCTTTAGAAAGTTTTGAAAGCTGATACTTTGCCTTGAAGTGAATCTCCTGTAGTAGGAGACCTTTGTAGAAAACTTGTCCAGTTGTCCGATCAGACAACCCATTAAGCTCTTGTCTTAAGAGCACTAGGTCTTTTAATTTGAGTTTCATAAAGATTTAATTTTTGACAAATATACTACTAATTTTTATTCTGCGCTAGGCACAGGATCAGGAGTTGGAGGAGCCCAAGGAAGTGGCTCGTCCTTAACTTTCAATTGATCAATCTGCTTTTGAATCTGAGCATTTACATGCTCTTCGTAAGACCCTACAACAACAGCTTGAATCCATCCAAGTACAATCTCCTCTGTAAGTTGATCGTAAGGAATAAAGTTGTCTGGATCAATTGAGCTAGGAGGAAATGGAGTTGCTCCAGAGAACACCCCTTCGTTACCTTGCTCGTCTACTCCTGTCTTTGTCCAGTAAGTCTGGATAATTGCGTTTGGCTCGTTAGGCAAGTCTATGCCCTTCATGCCAGTAACTTCCCATGTGTAAATCATTTTTTTATCTTTAAATATGTGATTTTTCTTCTACAAAGTTAGAGTTATATTTTAAATTAATTTTCATTTTAATAGAAGCCCTTAAATCATTTAACTTGTAAACGCTTCTAGCGGAAGATACAAATGATTCATTAAAAATATTATTGGATTCAAAGACTCTTAAATCATCTTCAACTTGCCATAACCTTTGATTAACCTTCAATAGATTTTCGGAAAGATCATCATTAATAAGACCTTTTATTTTTAAAACTTCATTATACAGATACTCTATCTCTTTTTTGATGTTTATAAGTTTACTTTGATCTGAAATTCTCTCAGATTTTATCTTAAGTATTGTCCACTTATCTATTAACTCTCCAATTGATATTTCTACCTTCATTGATTTTCTATAGATTGAATTATTTTTTCAAAACTAAAAATATCATTAAAACTCTCATAAGGCATAT